CCCAAGCTGCTACTGCCATTACGGTTCAAAGACTTCGCGGAACGTTGCTTGAATTGTGGCGCGGTTCAAGTACGGAATCGACTTGCTCCACGTTTCGCAGACAAATTTTGAGCTTGCAAGCTCACCTGGTGGCGTGAAGTCAAACGCAGCGTTGTCGCCTGCACGATCGTCTAAAAATGTCTCGATCGTGTCGGCATCAGATTCTGACACCTGAAACGTTAGGTTGTACGTCTTGGGGTTTTGGTTGAGGCCAAAGCTCAGGCGCTGTTCGTAGCCATCTCCAAACTGCACCTTGCGGATACTTGGTGCACTGCGCTTTTGAACCCCGTAGGTCGGCGTGATTGACGGGAAAGTAGCCATCAGCTTGCAAGTAAACCGCCAGGACGTTTTTGCTTGATTAGCTCAGCCTGCACTGCAGCGCCAAGCATCGCACCAAGCTGTGAGGCTTGATCTGAGTCGCCTTCAACAGACGAACCAGAAGCATCTACGTTCACCACGATGTTAGACCCGCCCATTGCGTTGTTTGGAACGATATTGCCCTGCGCTCCAGGGACAAACAACTCAGGACCACGCTCACCAACAATGTAAGGACTTCCAGCTGATACTGAACCGCCGTTAGCTCTAAAGCCAATACCAGGCAATCCGTCAGCGCCAAGACCGCCAAGACTGTTGACAGTGCCTGGATTGACAGCAGTAATATCAACCGTCTGACCGCCAGACATTTTTGGCATTCCAGCAAACATGCGGGCAATGCCGATCGCGATATACGTCGCAATCATCTGCTTGGCTGCATCAGCCAGCATCGACGCAATGCTGCGAAGGAAGTCTGCAAACGCCTGCTCCGCAGTCTTCGTTCCATCAACAACTGAAACCAAACTGTTGAACAATGCGTCCGTCACTGGAACGGTAAGAGCCATCGCTTCCGCAAAACGCTTCTGAGCTAACGCCGCTTCGTCAATGGCTGGCTGATACTCCCTGTAACGCGCGATGTTGTTTTCAAGCTCTATTCGTTTATCTTCTAATGCTCGCTTTTCATCATCATGCAAAAAGGCTCCAAGCTCAATGTTTTTATTTACATCGGCCAGCTCCGCTTTCATTACCCTAAGTGTTTCGGTAAATCTTATATTTTGTTCTGACTCAAGCTTGCGACTAGCGCCAAAGAATGGATCAGCAAGAAAGTTTTCATTCTGAAAAGGACTTGTTGCGCGAATAGCTTGTTCTGCAGCGATGCCTGCTTGCAGATCTTTCATTACTTCTGCTTGAGCTACCGTTCGACGCTCCAAATCGAATGCAGCGTCTGCCTGAATTCTTAAAATTGTTGCATTGTTCTTAGCGGCTACTGCTTGATCCAGCTCAGCTTGTGCAATATCTCTCTTAACTCGAAGCTGTTCCTTTAATGCTCCATTCGTTTCAGTGTCAAAATTTAACTGTGCTTTTATGAGTTTGAATTGAGCCTTGTCAATACCTACGATTGCATTAGCCTCCGCAAGACGGCCTCTGATCAAACCTAATCTATTCTGCTCAATGGCTGCTGCATCAGTAGCAAATTTAATTTCACGCCTTGCAAGATCTGCAAGAATTTCCTGTGCTCTTATCTCTTGTGCAGTTTTAGGTGGATCAACCTTTGATGCGGCATTCTTCAAAGGGCCTGCATCAGCAGCAGCTAAGGGGCCAGGCGGAACCGTAACAGTTGGACCCATCCCCATTTGTTCCCCTAATGCTTGATCTTCTCCAATAACAAGACCACCGAGAGCCCTTATCCCCTGCACAATACCGTCTTTATTTTCCCTAAAAACATTCGCTAACTTTGTTATCAAGGTCATAAAGTTAATAAGGCCCTCAGAAGCAAGCGCAGACGAGGCAATTTTTAACTCTTTAAAAGCATTTTCAAATTCTTGTGTTTGCTCTTTAAATTTTCTAATTTCTTCGTCGTCAAGACCAAGCGCATCTAACTCATCATTTAATGTATTTAAGGCAAGAGATGCAGCAACAGAGCTAAGACCTGCCTCGTTTAGTTGTTCAATTAAACCCTTAGTTGCTGTACCAGCGATTGGTAATTGATTAGTAAGTGCTTGCAGGTTTTTGGTTGGATTTTCCAGAGCTTTTCCTAGCTCAAGAGCTGCTTTAATAACCGCGTCAAAAACTCCACCAACCACTGAGCCCGCAATACCGCCAGCAAAACCAGGTCTACCTGTTGGACCAATACCGCCACCAATAGCACCACCGGCTAAACCGCCAAGGGCAGAAAAACTTGGTCCTCCAAAAAGAAGCGGAAAACCACCACCAAGAAGTGCGCCCTGGAGAATGTTGCCAGCCCTTTGCCTTCCAGTAATTTTCTTACTGGCTGCTCCCTCTTCTTCTGCACCTTTTTTCTTTTTCTTGTTTTGATTGATAATTCTTTCATTTTGCCTAATTTGATCTTTAAGCTCTTCGGTCATTTGCTCAGCAGCATCAACCTGTCGCTCATCAAGAGCAAGATTGATTCTTGCAATCTGACTATCAAACTGACTAATCTTGACATTCTCGGAGGCAAGTCTGTTGATCCGACCCACTATTTTTTGTTGCTCTTCACGAAGCCTGTTGCCTTTTTCGATTTGAGCTGACTCAAAACGGACTTGCTGGGCAAGAGCCTCAGGACTACCCAGTTGAGTAGCAGGACCAATCGCCACGCCAGCTTTTTGACGAGCAGTTCTTACTACTTGATTTTGCGTAAAAGCTAGATTCTCTGCCTTTTTCTCGGCTTCCGCTAAAGCAGTTGCATAGTTTTTAACTTGTGCAGTTTGCTGGTCAAACGATTTACCGCTTTTTAATGAGATGTTGTCGAGAGCCGTGGCAAAAGCACGAGCCTGACCATTTACACCGGCTAAAGTGCTGGAAAATTCACTTGCTGTTGACTCACCTCTCGCTAGAGCGTTGGTAATTTTTTGAGAAAATTTATCAAGCTCTGTTCTTGCTTTTCGTATTTCATCATGTAATTTTCCACCTCGTCGAGTCGTAAGACTAATCGGTTTAATATCTGCAGCAAGACTGCGAACTTTCGCGAGTGACTTTAAAGCCGAATCAATCTGAGCCTGGCCTTTGAAGCTAGTGACTATATTTAGGCTGTAGTCCATAGCCGCGTCAGGCTCGACACTTCACCTAATCTTACCGCCTGCTCATTGTTTGCGCCCTACTGCCAGTCTTGGCGCTCTGGATCGCTTTTTCTTCCTGCTCGTTCTTTAGCTCGAAGAACGCCGCCCAACCGACTAGCTCCTCTTGCGTCAAAGTCTGCGAAAGCTGAGCAACCGTCATGCCCAGCTCCTTTGCTAACGCGTAGATAAAAAACCAATCGCCATTAGCTTTTGAGGTCTGCCTTCGCTTCCTCCACCTTGCTTTCCGCTCCAGAAGACAGCATGGCAAGCTGAATCTCCTGAAGCACGGCTGCCTCAACAGAGTTCTTTAGCACAGCCTTTTCACCATCTTGAAAAAGACGCTTGCCATCAGCGTCCAAAGCTTTGCGGATCATCATGCCAAGGGCAAAATCACCAGCATCATCAGAGTCAGCGCTCTTCTGAATCGACTCACGCTCGGCAATCGTCAAAGGGTGCCAGTAAATCTCCAACACCACCTCACCGTCTTGCTCAACTTGATGCTTATAGAGCTGACTGACACCAAACTTGTTGCGAAGAAGCTCTGCGGCTCGCATTGAAGACTTACCTGCTTTCAATAGAATACTACGCCGTAGCCGTAAATTGACAAGAAATTACGCCAACAAAATGCGATCTGTCTTCGATGTCCAACGGTGTAGGGCCAACAATATCTAAAACCCTTGGCTTGCTGCTAAACGTGTCGGTATAGCCAGGAGCGTTCACTGAAGTCAATCCATCAATAACTGACTCGCTAATCGCTGAAAGCACTGACGTACCAGCAGATTTGGGTACATAGATGTTGCACTGAATCGTTCCAGCGTAATAGTCCTGTGCTGCGCCTTGGTTTTGGAGCGTGGACTGACCAAAGTTGACCGTCATCAAAATGTATTTTTTGGTCTTGCCTGGCGTCGTAAAAGCAACGTTGTCGTATTTCATCAACACTGTGGCGTCTGCTGCTGCTACAGCATCGGTCACGGCCTTCTCAAAAGCTGCTCTGGCGTTGACTAAGGTCATGACTACAGCTCGGTATAACCAGTGTAAATCTCGCCAGCTCGCGTGCCAAACGTTCCAATGCCTTGGCGGGCTCCGACAGAAATGCGTGGAGCACGAGGCTTAAACGCTTCTCCAAAAAGTTTTGCCATTTCTGGCCCCTGCACAAACTGCTGAACCTTACCGCTCTCTAGTGCGTAGACAGCGTATTTAGCTGTGTTTCCGATATAAACACGTCGCTTGTAGTTAAAAGCCTTATCAGGCGGATAAAACCTAGGATCAATTTTGTACTCACTACTTCCTTTGCTGTTTCTACCCCCCTTGCTAGTCCACTTAGCCTTGCTAATGCTGAGCCAGGGCTCTTCTAGCTCGTCATTAGCCTTGATTGGCGACGTGTCGGCCTTCCAGCTTGAAGCAAAAAAGCCCGTATAAACAGGACTGCGTTTTTTAGTCGCCAAACGACGCATTATCGTCAGAATTAAACGGTTAAAACTTTCCTGCATATACGCCTCTAAATCAGGCCCAACCAAATCAAGAGATCTAGCTGCAGCCATTAGAACCTCACCAGCAAGATATACAAGTACTCTTGGCCGCCGCGAAACGTTTCAATATCGGTGATCTGAGCGACACGGTTTGAGCCAGCAAAATTCAGCGTTACCGTATCTTCAAACGTGGGTTGATTGTCTCCGATTTGATCGGGCGACACATAGACACGAGCTTTACGCTCTTCACGCCCTTCTTCCTCCTCTGATCGAATAAACTCGACTGGCACTTGAATCGAATAAGTCGTATCAGTCGTTGTCAGCGCTCCAGTGCTCGTGTTGTAAGTCGGAGATGCCTTGCGGGTGTACGTGATTGTGTGATCAAACGACTTGCCCAAGTCAGCAACGACCTGCTTGGCAACGTTCTTAAAAAGACTGTCGAGCGCTCCTGCCATCTCAACCCCTCACAACGCGGAGAGAATACGAGCCACTGCCGCCCAGACAATAAGCGCCGAGATAAGACTGAAGCCAAGGATAAACGTCGAATACGTTATTAACAGTT